CTGGGCTAATGCTGTGCGTCGTGATAGTCGCCAATACATTTATAAGGAAGGTGCTTTTGATGAGGAAGAATTAGCAAAGATTACTGCTGGTGTTGATGGTGCTATGATTGCTACTGACGAGCAAACCCTTGCTGGTCTTATTCAGCCTGTTGGTGTTGAGCCTATCTCTTCTAACTTTGATCGTTACTTGAACTTTATTGAGAGCGATATAAACAGAGGATCCATCTTGGCTCCTTTCAGTAGAGGAGAAGCAACCAAAGCAACTGCTACTGAAATCACAGCCCTCGCCCAGTATTCCGCAAGTGAGATTGGTAAGATGGCGAGAGAGCGTGACTTTGCTATTGAGACAATTGCTAAACTTTATTTACGCACACTTTCTCTTCTTGCTGATGATGGAGAGAAGGCTGTTCTTGTTTCAGGTGGAGAAGCAAAAGTTATTACAGCCAAAGACCTACACGGCAAGTTCCGCATCTCTGCTTTGGATCAGGGCAACCAACCCATAGCAGACGCAATCAAAAAACAAAATCTTATTTCTCTACTTCCTATCCTTACCCAGTTAGGCGTTCCAGCAGAGAAAATAAAGGGAGAAATTATTAGGGCATACGAACTACCAGAAGACTTTTTGAAAGCGCCAGAACCCCAGCCAGAGGCTCCCAAAGTGGGTTCACGCTCTATACCTGCGGAGGGAGAACTTGAAGAAGGAACACCCACCCAGCAAGAAACTGCCGCAGGAGAATTAGCGAATGCTCTTGTAGGCACAGCAGACCAAATAGGAGAATAATATATGCCCTTATATCAATTTCGTTGCGAAGGTTGTGGAAGAAAGACCGAAGCCTTTATGAAAGTAAATGAAGCCTGCGGTGATAATAAATCGTGGGTTTGTGGAGAAGATCAAGATACATTTATGTCTATGCGTGATTACGATGGAGATGGATTTGTAAATGAAGGTTGCGGTGGTAATGTCTATAAGATGATCGTAGCACCTGCTTATACACCATCTCTATGGGGTGATGAGACAGGGAAATATGGTGTAAATGGCTACTTCTCTAATGCTCTTGGAAAACATCTAAAAGGTGGAAGAAGAGAAGAAAGAAAGATTATGGAAGAGCGTGGTTATATTCCTGAAAGTGATATGCCGCAGCATTACTGGGCGGAACAAACCGAGAAGAGACAAAGAGAAGCCGCAGCAAAAGAAAAAGACGTTCAGGAAATTGCTGCGTTGGAAGCATCAGGTATGGATAAGGGAGAAGCAATAGCACAAGTTTTTAGTGCTGAACGCGCCTTATCTGGTGACTTGGATAAGACTTGGAGCGATAGTAAGGGGCAGACAGATGGGTGATTATCCAGAACAACATAGAATTTGTAAAGACCACGGACACTTTGTTGTGGCTTGGGGCAGGACTACTTCCTGTCCTGTGTGTGGGGAACTATGCCCTTCACATCCAGATTACCATAAAGGTAATCGTGGCTTTCATATTGTTGGAGCAACCACAGGTGTAGGCTATTGGTCTGCCGCTCTTGGTAGAGAGGTTGGTTCCAAAGCAGAAGAAGAAAAAATTATGAATGCTAATGGTTTTATTAGAGAAAGTGATTTACCAGCACATTTCTGGGAAGATGAAACTAATAGACGCAGAGAGATTATAAGAAAACAAGAGGATGAAGTCCAAACACTTCAAGCCCATCTTGATAGTGGCTCTTCTATGGAAGAAGCCATCACAAAAACATTTGACGCAAAACGCTGCTTGTCTGGGGAACTGGATGAGATATACGAACAGAATGTTGATTTTTCAATACCAAAGGAGACAATATAATGGCTACTGAAATGATCGTAATTGGTGGAAGATCCCCAGAAGAGGGTATGCTTGCCGAAGACCTGAACGCAGCGGAAAACGCTGATGAGATGGAAATGGAAGCACTATCCCCAGAGGGTAGTTTTTCTACCAAGTCACTAAACGCATTAGTGAAAGCAACTAACAAACTACTTCCTGCCTTCGGTCAGGAACCAACTTATCCTACATTTGAAGAGGATATTTCTAAATTTCCTACTGACTTCACACGCATCCTTGCTATGTTTGCCGAGGCTTCTGCTGACGCTGCCGAAGCAGATGCTATTGATGAAGAGATGGTAGTGGATCTTGGTAAGATTACTGATGATCGTTCTATTATGATGGAGGCAGGAAGAATTGATGCTCTCTCTCGTAACAAGGACTTCAAGCGTTTCTTGAAGGAACCATCACCACAGGAAGAAATGGAAGACGAAGAAGCACCAGCCACAGCCGAAGATATGGATGATGCTGCTATGGACGCACTTTTTATGGAGCGTATGTAATGCCTATCCGCAAAGTGAAAGGCGGTTACAAGATAGACAAAGTAAAAGGTAAGTCCAAAACAAAGACCGCTGCTAAAAAAAGATTAGCAGCAATAAAAATAAATCAATCTAAAAAAGGAAAGAAAAAATGAATGATAATACAATAGAGACTGGCGACAGCACCTCTGTTGAAAACAACGAAGTAGTTGAGACAACAGAGACACCCGAAGCAGTTGAGGCATCAGCCCCAGATGTAGAGGATCTTACAATTGACGACCTACTTTCTCTTGGCGAGGATGTAGACCCACTATTCACAGATGACGCAAACCACAAAGGTATGAAGCCACTTCATAACTGGGTTCAGCATCTACCAGAGGACGTAAGAAAGCACGTTGCTAATCTTCGTTCATCTTACACCCGTAAGACCCAAGAACTTGCTAATATTCGTAAAGAATTAGAGGCAGAACGCATCGCATTACAACAGCAGAGGGAAAGCACCCTAAACAACCCAGCGTATCAAAGAGCAGTAGAAATTGCTAATAATCAGGAAGAATTTGACCTGTATGATCCAGAGGGTATGAAGCGTGAAATTGAGAGACAGGCTGCTCTACAATTGAAGCAAATGCTTGAACCTGCGAGAGAAGAACTGATGGTAAAGCAGAGACAAATGGAATTACAAAATTTCAAGTCCCAGCACCCAGAACTAATGAATGACGAATACAGGATGCCTATTGCTAAAATGCTTACAGAGCGCCCAGAATTGAAGTTAGAGGACGCTTACTTTATTGTGAAGGCAAAGGTAGACGCAGAGAAATCAAGTGCCTTGAAAGCCGAATTAGAGGCTGAAAAGGCTGCTCGTAGATCTGCTCTAATGAAGACTGCTTCTGGTAAGGCTACTACACCAAAGGGAACACCAAAGTTCCGTAATGCTTGGGAAGCCTACCAGTATCACAAGGCTAAACAACAGGGTATATAATATATAATAAAGGAGATACACTATGCCTGCTCGTAAGAAAAAAACATCAACTAAACCAGCAAAGGGAAAAAGATTTACCAAAATTGTAAAAAATCCCAAGACTGGTAGAACAAAGAAAGTTTCCTACGGGCAGGCTGGTGCTAAAAATAAATCAGGTAAGCAGCGTATTCAGCCTTCAACAAAGAAGGGCGATGCTTATTGTGCGAGATCCTACGGGATCAAAAAGAGACTACCTAAATCTAAACAAAACGATCCTAACACACCCAATAATCTTTCACGAAAGAAATGGAAGTGTGCGGGTAAAAAAAGCAGACGATAAATAAAATAAATTATTTATTTGACGATTTCTCTATTTATGAAACGGGCAACCTTTCCCTCCGTCAATCAATAGAACCTACGGGTCACCTTGCGATTACTAAAATGGTGAAGGAACTAAATAAGTAAAAATCCCACAGGGACACTTTGAAGATTTAGATAATTCACAAAACCATACTAAATTATAAAGGATGAAAATATTATGGCTATTTCTAATGACTTACTATCATCCACCCTCTATTCTATTCGTGACGGAGAGGTAGACCAGTTATACCAGAAGGTCGCCTTCTTGGATCACGCAAGAAAATCAGGTGGTATTGAATTTGAGGACGGGGGCATCAAGATCCAGCGTCCACTTTCCATCGCAGAGCATTCTACTATTACAGAACTTCCAACAGGTTACGAGCCAGTCTCGCTTGCCGTCAAGGATGTTTTACAGCCTGCGATTTACGAATGGTGTGACTTCACCGCACCTATCGTTGTAACCAAGAAAGAAGAACTTGAAAACAGCGGCGAAAAGGCGATTGTAAAGATCGTTGAGGCTCGTATGCGTTCAGTTATGTCTATGCTTCGTAGAGAACTAAACAAGCAGATCCTTCGTGGTAATTCCAGTATTCTTACTACTATGAATACCTTGAACGGAGATGTTGGTGGTTTCCTTGAAGCGGAACTAAAAGCATCACAGAATAATATTGTTGGTGGTGTTTCCAAGGCAACTTTCAACGTAAACGGCTGGACTAACCAAGTCTTTGATGTTCGTGGTGCTTTCGGCACAGACGGCATCCGTGGCTTACAGCAACTTTACATCAACGCAAACAGCGTTTCACCTATGGGTGATGTTGATTGTGTGCTTTTGAGCGAGGCTGGTATGGCGAACTATCGTCGTGCTTTGTTCGCACAGGAGCGTTACATCAGCGAGACTACCCTTGATGGTGGACGTATGAGCCTTGCTTTTGCTGGTGCTGCTGTGGAGCAGGATATTGAACTTGGGTTTGATTACACCTCTGCTACACTTGGGGCTGCGCCTCCAACAACCGCACCTCTTACTGGCTATATGCTAAACTTTGACGGCATCAAACTTGTGTTCCACAAGGATGCTGACTTTGCTGTTAGTCCGTTTGAATTCGTTGCTGGGACAACCGCTCGTGCCGCACACCTTTACGTCAAAGCACAACTTATCGCAGATCACCTTGGTTCACAGGGCGTTCTATTTGACGGCGATACTTTCTAATCATAGTTTCAAATATAAGGAGAATAAATTATGGCTACACAAACTATTATTCAGTATCTT